AATGGATAAGTTCTTTATGCTCTGGATGAGAATCGACGAAACTATTTACCGCACCAATAGCATCGTGACCAGTAATCTCTCTATTTTTAAGAGCATCAAGCAAATCAAAAATACTTTTATAAGCATGGCCTCTCAGATGAGATTTTTTCTTAAGATTATCACTTGTCACAAAATATTGCCAAGTTGGATGATAAGTATAAAGCAGAATATTCTTAATAAAGTTTGCACCAGCGCCATTACCAGAAACATAGTCTGTAATAATGTCTACTTTATCATTAGTGCTACTTGTAGCACGAAGATCACGAACAAAACCATCAAGATGTTCAAAACTATCGGTCATACCAAAATCCTCCTGTGTTATCCTAACATTCTAGCATAGGCCAAGTGTCTTGTCAAGTATCGTCAATTTGATTCCGTTTCTTGAACACCCTAGCCATAATCTGTATTAGGTCGCTACCCGCCGTTTGGTAAAATGCTGGACAAATAGCGTGAACAATTAATAGCGTTCCAGATAAAAAACAAATCAACGCATAAAAAACAGCAAACTTAAAATGCTGTAAATACGACATTTTATTTTCTTCTAGATGTTCAATCCACCTTTTCTTTAAATTCATAAAAGTAAACCTCTTCATCGCTTTCGCTCACCCATCTACTGCCAGTATTTTCGCAACTGAATTCAAGTCCGAATACTTTCCAGTCTGGTTTCTTATCGAATTTTTTACTTATAAAAGATCCTCCATCCATCCACAAAACCCTGTTATTTGGTTGAATAAAATACTGCCCTCCCTCTCCTTCAAAAACATGACCGCACTTATGTCCAGCCGCTATTTCACCATAACCGTTTTGATACTGAGGACCAAAACACCAGTCAATAGTAAAGAGATATTTTGCTTTGTGTAGTCTCTTATTTTTTAGAAGAATATTCGCCGCTCTATTTTTAGTATATTGATCAATTTTTATACTAGCGTAATAACTCATACTATCCCATAATTGAATCCAGTCCAAAGGATAATCTGAGCCGCCACTTTCATTGGCCCTTAAATAGTGGATTGGGACTCTAGCGTGTTGACTGCCATACTCTGTCATAACAGAAAACAAACCACATCTTTGTGGAATACTTGTAAAGTTAAATACTTCTACTGGTATTCTGTCTGAGTTTATATCGGGCTGTTTGTTGTATAGAAAATTCGTATCAAGATATGCTATAAAAATAGGGGTATCAAGATTTAGGTAGTTACTCATTTAGACCTCGATAATAAATAGTTCATAGCATTAACTATACCAGATAAATTGTCTCCTAACTTTCCTATTCCGGTGTTACATCTATCACAAATCCAGCCTCTAAAACTATCATCCGTATGGTCATGATCCAATACCCATTTTATTGGTATCTTTTTGCAGCACTCACAAATCTCTGGTCTTGGTGGAGCCTCTTTGTGTAGTTTGCCTCTAATCTTGGAATGTTTTTTAACGCACTTTTTGCACCTACTGTCCAGTTTATCTTTGTACATACTGTGCTTAGGAAAACTTTTTCTGTTTTTCCTTTCGCCACAATATGAACAAATTTTTCTTGGCATCTTAGTTACTTCTTTTTCTTTGCAACCTTCTTTTCTAGTTTATTCATTCTTTTTTCTAGAAGCCTAAGATATTCCATTTCTTTTTCGTGGTGTTTATTGTTTTCTTTTTGAGTTTTCTTAAATAATTTTTTCCATACGCTCATTATTATTCTCCGTTATTGAAAGTTTAAGTGGACGAGGGGGCATCGAAGCCCCGTCTTGCGATATTTCTAATTACATCTTCTACAAGTTTATTTTGTTCATAGGTTAAATAGGACGATAGAACAAACAAGATTCATTCCTATCTTACCAACTGCTCTTAACCTACAACCCGTTGGACATTGTAAGTGCAGAGGGATTTGACGACAGACTTTTGATCGCTACCCTCATTCGCAATCGCAGTCTGTTACCGCCCGTTTTTATTAGGCAGCAAGTGCTAACTGAGTTTTGCCAGTTAAAGCATTTGATCCAATTTTAAAGTGGCCTCAGATCAACCACTACTTGCTTACATAATTTTCCATATCCAATCGATACCTTTACTCGCCCATAGTTTTATTATACCCCTAAATTTGATTTTTTGAAAGCCTATACAAATATTCTTTTTGACTTAGCCACATATCATCATTTATTGAGTATGGCCCATGAGCCAAGGAATATATCTTTTTTCTTCCTCTATACGCTAATTTTAGCCAAAGGCTATCTCCGGTGATATAACAATATCGTTTAATAAAAGATAGTCTTAGATCCCAGACTCTATTCTTTAGAATTTTTTCAAGTATCATTTCCAGCATTAATATCCGTATTAGATAGATTTTTAATTTCTTCCATTAGTTTATGTAGTTCATAATCGTCAACCGGCATAATTATCCTAGCCAGTTCCATTCTAATCTGCTCCGCTCTTTGCCATAATACTATGTTCAAACTAAAGGAGAAAACCAAAGATAGAAACAATAATACTATTATGGCGTTTTTCATATGATTCCTTTTAGAGATATTTAAATCCGACTACTAGGACTTGAACCTAGAACCTTGAAATTATGAGTTTCCTGCTCTAACCAATTGAGCTATAGTCGGGTGATTTTATGCTGATTGATTAATGATTTCTGTTTCTAGTTGTAGAATTTTTCTTTTAGCGAATTTCTCTAGCGATAATTTGTGGTTATTCATTTCTGGAATAATATAATTGCGAATCCAATTCCGGCGACTGCCCTTTGGGGACAAGTTCGTTTCATCTTCAATAATATACCGTGTAAGGTTGTTTCTGTCAACATACTCCGCTAAATCTTTTTTTCTGGAAAGTAAAAACGGATGAGCGATAGAAAACGATCCAAAATTCGACACTAGTTCAAAAGGACGATGATGAGCATGGCCACGAAAACAGTTTAATAAATAACTCTCTACCCAATCGTTTAAATGATGTGCTGTTATAATCACTCCGTTAGTAGCCAGTTTGCTATAAAAATCCAGTCTGGCATTTCTACACTCTGCTTCTGTGGTCAAATTTTTTCCAACCCCTATATGTCCTTTCAATCCAATATCAGCACAAAACCCTAGGAATCTTTCCACCATAATAAGATTTTGTTTTCTTAAAGCATGGTTAAAGTGGATAGGGATTAAATTATATCCTTTATTAAGCAAAAACATAAAACCAGCAACGCTATCAACGCCCATAGATACGGCAAAATGATAAGTTTTATCTTTAGGCAAAATCGTTCTGATAGTTCTAATCATTATAGATTCTATATTGTCTATTTTTAGAGCAGTCCGAATACTTTCATCATAATAACAGAACTCATCAAAAGCCCTACAATACTAGTAATGGTGCGAATGAGTTCAAATTTATGGTTGTGCTGATCGACCCACAACTCAAAACTATCCCTAAGTTTACCTTGTTTCTTAAGTTTATTGAGCCTTTTTTGGCTAAGTCTTTGCATAATTATATTTCTATTTGACTCTGCAATATTTCTATTTCTTTTTGATAATCCTCTATAGTCTTAATAAGCACCAAACATTGTCTGCAACAATCTGATAGCAAATATTCCTGTAGTTCATGTATCTTTTCTTTTAGGCGATTGATTTCCTTCTGTTGTGTGTCTTGGCTCATTAGATACTCCGTTGTCTCTGTTCTTTTGGTCGCTTTTGTTTTCATCAACCCAAAAAATCATATCGTTGGTTGCATCATCCCAAGCACATTCAACATAACCAGCAGCAGCAAGTCTAGCCAATCCTACGTTGTAAAATCGTGTTCTAATTTGATCAAATGTTTGATGATACGAGTCTTCATCAATAATGTAGTTATCATTATCATCAAAACCAATAGCGTTCTCGTCAATTAGTTTATAAATCTGTTCGATTGTAATAAACTCGTCCAAATCTCCGTTGTCTTTTTCGCTAAATGATAGAGCAGCGTTTTTTCTCAAACTTTGTGCATAGCCTTCCAAATCATTAACAACATAAGTGTCGCTCATATTTATACCCCAAAACTATAAAAATTTTCTTACACCTTGACCGTTTTTTGTATCGTTCGCCTTATCCAAGAGTCTGTCTATAGTGTTTTGTAAAGTCTGTTCGCCTCTAGGAAGCCATTTTTTATCTTCATATAATGCCGTTATGATCTGAGGTATCCAGTGTTGATAGGCTATATCAAATTCTTCTGGAAAATAATGCTTTAGTATTCTTTCTATATGGAATACAGAATTACTGATCTCGTCTCTATGATCTAGCAGTTTATTTAACTGATGTTTCTGTTCTGGGGTAAAACTCACGATACTGGTTCCTTTGGCTTTAATTTCATCATTTTGTGCTTGGTTTTCCAAACGCCTGTTTCTTTATTTTGAATATCTCCATTCATCCAAATATGACAGAACCCGGCCTGCTTGTCAATGCCCCATGCCAGAATACCGTTTTCGTCCACTTTCTCCACAACAAAACGCCCGCGATAACCCATTGGAATGAATTCGCCCCTACTTACATAAAACGGGCCACCGGCAACCTTAACCCTATCACCCTTAACCAATTCTCTCCAATTAAAATCACGAATAATCTTTGTGTTTTTGGATTCCTTGCTCTTTGCCTTAAAAACAAATGGATGATTACAATTCTTACACATATATGCACGGGGGCCAGTAACAGTGCCGCACTTCTCACAAGCCTTCTTACCTTTACCAAGACCCATTTTTTAAAATCTCCTGAGTTTGAAGTTGTCGTTACAGGCTAAGTATAACACAGTTATCGGAGTTGTCAAGCGATAGTCTTTAAGAATTTCTGTGAGCCTCACAATGAGTTGAAATCCAACCTTTTTTATTGGCCTCCCCTTTATTTCCACAAACGTCGCAAATCTTATAACTCATGGCCTCTGCCATACTCACTAAACCTTCTATATATTTATCGCCACCACTAAAATAGACCCTAAGACCACCATATTTTTCTTTTATTTGGTCAAAATGTACGGGAGAATAGTCTAAATCCTCCCCGTCGTTTTGTGTACCGAATTTATTTCTAATCTTTACCCTTTCTGCTATATTTTCCTCATGCTGTTTAATCATCCAGCAAAGAGAAGATAGAATATCATACCAACCTTCTCCGCACTCTATGCCAAAACTCATAGGGCTTTGCATAGGAGTCTTGTCTTTGTTGACAAAAAGTTGTGGATATTTTTCGTATAATTTATTTTGTAGTTCGCTGTTCATAGTCTTTGTTTCTTCTTGAGTTCTGGACTCTTATAATCCGGTTCAGGAATAATAGTGAGTTTACCGGGACTATAATGACAAAAATAACTTTGTTTAATCTTCCTTTTAATCAAATTGTTTTCTTCGATTTCAACATAGATATTAATGCGATAGCGGTTTTCAAAAACATTAATAATTTTAATCATCAGATAGTTTTTGGGCTTATCTACTTGCTTAAACAATAAACTCTCAATCTCCAAATCCATTATCTAGCCCTCCGATTTGCTCTATGAAGAATACGAATAGTTTCTTTAGCGTTGCTTGGAACCATCACCAGTTGTGGGGCTGTTTTATGTTGGAAATCATTAAAACCCACAGCCCTATCCTCTATGCTACACTCTTTACAAATAATTTTACGTCCAGTCTCAGTTAAAAACTCATACCGATCAATACCAACACAGTTTTTGCAATAGATACAGTTCATGGCAACCTCCGTTTAGCGGATTATACCATTGTCATCGGCATTGTCAATCCGTTTACTTCAATTTTATTGCCAAAACTGTCACAAAAATTGCCATCGTCTGTGCTATAATAAATAGTGCTTAATCCCACAGCGTTAAGTAATTTACTACAGTTTTCACAAGGTTTGCTACCTAAAATAAGTCCTTTTCTATTAATACGCATAACAACAACTGACCAATTAGGATCAATGGTATTATACATATCAAGTAGTTTAGAAATAATACGAGATTCAGAATGATAATAGGGGAATTCCTTATATTTTGGAAGGTTAAAATTTTCACCAATCCTATACGCACCAGTATGCGTCTTAACCGGGTTATTTTGGG